AACGATGGGCAAACAAGCACGGCTGCTGGTATAACTGTAGAACAAGACGGAGGTGGCGATGCTATTATTCAGTATTTATTAACCGGCGTAAAAAGATGGACAACTGGTATTGATAATTCTGATGGAGATAAATTTAAAATATCTCAAAATACAGATTTGGGCACCAATAACGTGATGACTTTAACCACCGATAGCAACGTCGGGATTGGGACGACGAGTCCATCAAATAAGTTAGATGTTAACGGAAATATAGAGGCTTCAAAAATAATATTGCCAACCGCTGGAACAAGTGGCGGGGGAACCGTGACAACACCTGCGGGTAAATTAGATATTAGAAGTGATTCCTCGTGGTCTAATTCTGCAATTATAGCACGTACAACAACAAACGCAAATCCTGTATTGGCATGGTATAGGCCTACAGGAACTGGGTCAACTTCATATCCCTGGCATTTTGAAGCAAACGGAAGTAGCTTTCACATTAAAACAGGAAGTGTCGCCAATATAGGGTCTGAATCTGTTTCAACAAAAGTAACTATTAATAGTTCTGGCAACGTTGGTATTGGGATTACTAACCTTGAAGCTAGTGCGGCATTAACGCTTCATCGCAATGATGTTGATTTAGAGTTTTCAGTAGATTATGCTGTGGCAGATACAGCTAGAATTCTTTCTTATGATAGGACCGCAAATACACATAGAGATTTGCAGCTAAGAGGTAAAAAGTTAACTTTTTATGCAAATTCAAATGAAAGAATGCGCTTAGAAGAAGACGGGGATTTGCATGTTGACGGTGATGTTATAGCTTATTCAACAACTATATCTGATAGCAGATTAAAAGACGAAGTTAAAACAATTAACAGCGCTGTAGATAAAGTTAAAAAGCTTAGGGGTGTTGAATATGTTTGGAATAAAGGAAGCAAAGAAGGGCAAAAAGATTTAGGCGTTATAGCTCAAGAAGTTGAAAAAGTTTTACCAGAAATTGTAAAAGAGAAAAAAATACCGCTAATAACCGAAAACAGCGATAAGTTATTTAAAACTGTTGATTATGAAAAAATAACAGCTGTACTAATTGAAGCTATAAAAGAGCAACAAAAACAAATTGACGAACTTAAAAATCAATTAAATGCCTTTACCAAGTAGTGGAGAAATAAAGGTTTCTCAAATAAATACAGAGCTAGGCAGAACGTCAAACACTGCTAATTCAAATTTTGCAGGGGGAACGACACCACAAAGTGGTAGTTTGTTTAAATTAGGCGAAGCGGGCGGCGTAAACCAAACTGCACCGCACGCAATGTCTGAGTGGTATGGATATAATGCTGTTCATTTAGTATATCAATCTTCAATAACAAAAGGATCTGGCTATCCTACGTATTCAAGCAGTTCTGTATGGACTAATACATATCCTAGCAATGAAGGAATAGATTGTAGCGATACTTTAGCATTAAGCGCATCTCCGTCAAATATAAGCACCAGCGACAAAAGCACAATAATAATTTTTACAATTGAAGATTTTAGCGGATTAAACTATTTTGATGCTTTTGATTTATATTTTTATAGAACAATTAGTTCAAATGACGATATAAAAGTAGCAATTTCAACAGCTTATTTCAACAGCTTTGGTTTTTTAACGTATGGTCAAACAAGGACAATAGCTAATTATGATACAAATCTTAGCGGTAATACAGCAAGCGTTTCATTTAGTGCGGGAACCTTAAGCTCTCCTAACGTATATTTAATATTTCATTTGAATGGCCAGGATGCAACAAATTCAGCTACTGTATCTTTTTCTGATATAAACACTCGGGAAAATTGCCCTGTTTAATAAAAAATAAAAACCTAAACAATTGTGTAATAATAACTTTATACAAATATTAATTAATAAAAACAAAAAATGGCAAATACATATTCTTGGCAAATAAATGCTTTAGATACATACCCTTCACAAGAAAGCCTTACAGATATTGTTTATAATATCCATTGGGGATTAACAGCTACATCTGATCAAACGGATGCTGATGGAAATGCTTATACAGCAAACTCTATCGGGACACAAACTGTAGCGGCCCCTGATGCAGATAGCTTCACTGCTTTTGATGATCTTACGCAAGAGATTGTAGAAGCATGGCTAGAAGCAAGCGAATTAGAAGTTGATGCTATTAAAGCAAGTCTTGATTCTCAAATTGAAGAAAAAATTACACCTACAAGTGTAACACGGCAATTACCAACGCAGGAGCCGGCTGCATAACTATTATTAACAATTAAATACAATTAAATTATGTCTAACGACACAAAAATAACCGAAGAGCAGTTGCAAAAACTACAAGGATTTGTACAGACTCTAAACCAAGCACAAATGCAATTAGGGCAGCTAGAGGTTGAAAAACACGCGCTATTGCACCAAACCGGAGAAATCCAAGCACAATTACAAGCGTTCCAAAAAGAGCTCGAAGAAGAATACGGAAAAGTATCTGTAAACATTCAAGATGGAACTTACGTAGCAATCCCGGAAAAAGATGAATCTGATAAGGAAGATTAGTATCGGGAGAGACTATAAAAATGAAGCTATGCATTACTCCGTAGGCCAAGAAGTCTACGGAGGGCATACTATTTGTGATATAGTCGAAGAAGAAAATAAATACAGTATTTATATTAAAAAGAACAACGAAGTATTGCCGTGGAAAGATTTTAATAAAAATATGGCAGTAGCAGTTGAGTATAACCTAGAATATTAATGCGAAGCATTTTTAGTTTTATAGTTGCGCCAAAAGAAGAACGTTATAATAACAAAAAACAAATTGGTAACAACGAATTAATATTAAATACAGAAATATCTGATCACAGGTATATTAGCAGAAATGCTATTGTGCTTGAAACACCAATTGCAGAAAAAACTGATATTAAAAAAGGTGACGAAGTAATTGTTCATCATAATGTTTTTCGCAGGTGGTATGATGTTCGTGGTAAAGAAAAAAATTCATCAAGTTATTTTGAAGAAGATAAATACTTTATAACGGCTGAACAAATTTTTTTATATAAGCGCAATAGCAAATGGCACGCGCCAAAGGGGTTTTGTTTTGTAAAACCTTTAAAATCTAATAATAAATTTGATACTGGCCAAGAAAGACCTTTAATAGGCATTATAAAATATGCTGATAAAGCTTTAGAAAAAAACGGTATTAAAAACGAATGCTTAGTTGGTTTTACACCCTCAAGCGAATATGAATTTATTATAGAAGGCGAAAGAATGTACCGTGTGCCCACCAATTCAATTTCAATTAAATATGAGTATCAAGGAGACGAAAAAGAATATAATCCAAGCTGGGCACAAAGCAGTTGATGAGCTTATAAAAGTTGCTGAAGAAAAAATCATTACTAATACAGAAGATGATGTGTCAGCAGATAGGCTTAAAAATGCGGCAGCAACAAAAAAGCTTGCAATATTTGATGCTTTTGAAATATTGAATAGAATTCAAGAAGAAGAGGCTATACTTGAAAACAAACCACGCGAAGAAAAAAAAGAAGCGTTTAAAGGTTTTGCTGAAAAAAGAAGCAGGTAATGTATAAGCAAACTTTATATAAGGTTATAGAGCCTATTAAAATAAACAAGCTTAAAAGATTTAATAAAGCTAAGCGTTGGAAATACGGGTACAACAAAGAAGAAGATATTGTCGTTATAAGTAAAACCGGGCAAATTGGTGATGTCTATAGCATACAAAATCTTAAAATAGCTTTGCCTCCTGCGCCTGCCAAATTAAACAAAGGCGATGATAAATGGGTTAAAGCGGAATATCCTAAAGAGTTAAGTAAAATAAAAACCATATTTGATTGGAAAAACTATCCTCCGGAGTTTCAAGAAAAATGGGAACCATACATAGATGAAGAATTCAAAAGACGTGAAGAAGGCCATTGGTTCTATAATAAAGGCGTGGCTACTTACATTACTGGTACTAACTATATGTACTTGCAGTGGACCAAGATTGATGTTGGGGCACCAGAGTTTAGAGAAGCAAACAGACTTTTCTTTATTTTCTGGGAAGCTTGCAAAGCAGATTCCAGATGTTATGGCATGTGCTACCTCAAAAACCGTCGTTCAGGATTTTCGTTTATGGCATCGGCTGAAACCGTTAACTGGGCTACAATATCAAGCGACGCACGATTCGGAATATTGTCCAAATCTGGTTCCGATGCTAAAAAAATGTTCACAGATAAAGTTGTACCAATATCAATAAATTATCCATTCTTTTTTAAGCCAATACAAGATGGTATGGATCGGCCTAAAACTGAACTAGCTTACAGGGTGCCGGCATCAAAACTAACAAGAAAGTCAATACAATCAGGGCAACAGCGAGAAGAACTTGAAGGTCTTGATACAACTATTGACTGGAAGAACACGGGCGATAACAGCTATGATGGTGAAAAACTAAAACTCTTAGTACACGATGAAAGCGGTAAATGGGAAAGACCTGACAATATATTAAATAACTGGAGAGTTACTAAAACTACGCTTAGGCTTGGTAGCAGGGTTATTGGTAAATGCATGATGGGATCAACATCAAACGCATTGGATAAAGGCGGTGAAAATTTTAAAAAGTTATATAATGATTCAAACGTTACAAAAAGAAACCGCAATGGACAGACTCGCAGCGGATTATATAGCTTGTTCATACCTATGGAATGGAATTACGAAGGATTCATTGATTCTTATGGACACCCTGTCTTTGATACGCCGGCAGAACCAGTTGAAGGCCCATACGGAGACCCTATTGACCAAGGAGTCATAGAACATTGGGATAATGAAGTTGAAGGCTTAAAAGGCGATCAGGACGGCTTAAATGAATATTACAGACAGTTTCCGCGTACAGAAGAGCATGCATTTCGTGATGAAACAAAAAATAGTATATTTAATTTAGCTAGAATATACGAACAAATAGATTATAACGACGATATTGAATCTTTAGCCGGTATTACTACGGGCAGCTTTCAATGGGAAAACGGCATACAAGATAGCAAAGTTATTTTTAGCCCAAACCCTAATGGCAGATTTAAGGTGAGCTGGGTACCGCCTGCAAATTTGCAAAATCGTGTAATAGTAAAGAATGGAGTAAAATACCCTGGGAATGAACATATAGGGGCGTTTGGCTGTGATAGTTACGATATATCAGGCACTACAGACGGTCAGGGGTCTAAAGGCGCGTTACATGGGTTAACGAAATTTAGCATGGAAGATGCGCCCACTAATATGTTTTTTTTAGAATATGTGGCACGACCACAAACAGCAGAAATGTTTTTTGAAGATGTATTAATGGCATTAGCTTTTTATGGTATGCCATTGCTTGCTGAGAATAATAAACCTAGATTATTATATTATTTAAGAAGAAGAGGTTATCGTGGATTTTCAATGAATCGCCCGGATAGAGCTAGAAATAAGCTATCTGTCACGGAAAAAGAAATTGGCGGAATCCCTAACTCTTCTGAAGATATACGGCAAGCACATGCCGCTGCAATAGAATCATACATACAAAAATATGTTGGTTTATCAGAAAATGGTGAATATGGAAATATGTATTTCAATAATACATTAAATGATTGGGCAAAATTTGATATTAATAAACGTACAAAATATGATGCGGCTATTAGTTCAGGTTTAGCTATTATGGCTTGCAATAAAAATTTGTATGCGCCTAATCAAGAAAAAACAAAATTAAAGCTTAATCTGAACATCGCTAGATATAAAAACGATGGTTCACAATCAAAAATAATAAAAAATTATGGCTGAGTCAGTTATAAAAAGTTATTTTCCTAGCCAAGCAGTTAGCGATGTAGAAAAGGCGAGTCCAGAATACGGGCTTGAAATAGCGCGTGCTATTGAAAACGAATGGTTCAAAAGAGACGCCGCCACAAATAGATTTTATGTAAATCAAAATGCGTATCATAATTTACGCTTATATGCTCGCGGTGAGCAATCAGTACAGAAATATAAAGACGAGCTTTCTATCAATGGCGATATGTCTTATCTTAATCTTGACTGGAAACCTGTACCAATTATACCTAAGTTTGTAGATATTGTAGTTAACGGTATGGCTAATCGTACTTATGATATTAAAGCATACTCACAAGATCCATTTGGCGTTAATAAACGTACTGAGTATATGGAAGGTATACTTAGAGATATGCAAACAAAAGAGCTTAATGACTTTGCGCAGCAAAACTTTGGTATAAACTTGCAAGAAAGTAATTTAGCTGAACTTCCAGAAAACGAAGAAGAGCTACAATTGCATATGCAGCTTAACTATAAGCAAGCTATTGAAATTGCTGAAGAAGAAGCTATA